GCCGAGCGCGGTATCGGCCGCGTTGGTGGCGGCGGTCTCATCGTTCCGGGTGATGCCTGCAAGCTTGGCGGTCTGCTCGGCGGTCAGCGCGGCCCTGCCGCCAGCCGTCAGCACAAACAGCGGTTCGCCCGCATCGCTCTTTGGCGGATACCAGAGCACCTGTCCGGCCGGCCAGGAGTAGGCCGAGCCGCCGCGATTGCCACTAATGGCCGCCGTGGTCACAAGGATCAGCGCGCCGGTTGCGGTCCTCTGAGAGTTGAGCGTGTTCTGATAGGACTGCGCCGTAGCGACCGTCACCGACTGCACGTCCAGGCCCAGCAGCGCCGCATCAGCTTGCGCCGCAGCCGCGACCAATGATGGGCTGGTCTCAAGAGCGCCTGAACCGTCAAAGCGCAGGCCGCCCCCGGCCGCCAGCGTGATGAGCTGGCTGAGCCGGCGCCACGCGTAACTGTCGTCATCCTCGCCGGTCACAGCGAGTACCTCGCCCACGCGACTCGCTTCGCCGGGGCCGTTCGGGACAAGGTTCAGGGCTTCCCAGAACAAGGAACCGGCGCGCGACAGCAGCCCCCGCGTCTCGGATTGCGCGTAGGCGGGTAGGGTCGTCCCGGCAGCCGGTGGGCTGGCAGCACGGGCCCATGCGGGAACCAGCCGCTCGATCAGGCGCTTGGCTTTGGTCAGGTCCGGGACGCGGGACGTATCCGTTTCGGTGGCGTCCACGTCCTCATTGCGGGCAAGCGTGACGGTTCCGGTAGCGGTCGTACTGGCAGCCCGCACGCGCCGGGCAATGGCCCGGAACGTCTTGGCGACTGTCATGTAATCGGCGTCGTCCGACTCGCCGTCCACATCGCCGTTGGTGGCCTTCGCGGGGATCGCGGCCCGCGCCGCATCCGCAGCATCGCGGGCGGTCTGATCCACCACGCCGCCCGAACGCTCGAGCCCGGCAATGGCCCGCGCATTCGCCTGCGCCGCAGCCAGCGCCTCAGCAGCATCTTCCCGCGCCTCGGCGTCAACCGCTGGGCCTGCCGGCCCGGTCCCGGTAGACGATGATGCAGCCGCACCGTCACCAATGGCGCCAGCCCGCCGCACCACGAATTCGGCCAGCATCGCGGCTGCGCCGGAATTGCGCCAGACGTTGGCGAAGCGGCCCCCCTGAGCCGCCGCAGGGCGGTCCAGCAGGTATCCGGCAATGGCGATGGTTGCCTGGTCCTGGAGCGCCTCAGGAGCGCCCGCAGTCCGGGCAGAGATCATCGCAACCGCCGTAGCCTGCAACCGCGTGACGGTGCCTAGGAGGGGCTCGGCAGGGGCTGTATCGGGGTCAGCATGAACCCGAAGCTCAACGGCAAGCTGAGCTACAGTGAGCGCCACCGCATTCTCCTGACGCCCCGCCCGTTCAGCGCGGCCAAATGATCCTCGCTGCGAAGCTCGCGGCCCTCTGCGATNGTCGCCCCCGCGTAGGCCGGCCGCGCGACAATCCCGATCCCTGAGAGCCGCGCGGCCGAGACGATGCGATGGGTGCCGCGCCATTCATCGCGCGTCGCTTTGAACTCGATAGAGAGCCCCCGCAGGATGTTCCGCCGAACCAGTTCGCGGGCGTCCCGGCCCTCGGTGGTGTCCGGCAGTTCGATGCGGGCCCGTAGCGCCCCATCCGTTTCCGTCAGGGTGAGCCCGCCGCCATCAGTGCGCGCCACCACGCGGGACGGATCGTGAAAGAGGTTCACGAGCACGTCGCTGTAATCCAGCGAGCCCGCCCGGAACTCTTCCGTGAAGCGTCCTACCNGGCCNNGACTGCCGTATGGCATGGCGATGCCTTCGAGCGCCGCACCGTCATCGACGGCACGTAGCTCGAAGGCCCGCCGCTCAAGCGCGTCCACGATGGGCTACGCGACGAACTTGAGCCTGCGGAAGTTGGCAGGCCGTGGAAGCTGGAAATCCCACAGGTAGTTGAGGGTCAGCGCGATCGTGCCCTGCGCCGCCTCGCTGTAGGGATCGCGCACCAGCGTCCCGGCGTCCCATACGGCGGCGACACCGGCCCCGGTGATGCCACGCCCCAGGCCCACGTAGGCCCCGAAGTCTCCGGCAGCGGTGGCAACGTCAATGCCCTCGCGGGCCCGGTAGGAGAGCCCCCCGGCGCGGAGGAACTCTGCAAGCGTCTGGTTCTCCGCCGCCGCGTTCGCAATCGTGGTGGCCCACAGCCGCCACGCGCCGACGCTGGTGACGACATTCAGGTCACCGAACCCGGTCGCGTAGAGCCCGTCGATGAACCCGGCGAACGCCTCCAGCACCTTGTCAGCCTTCACCTTGTTCGCTTGCGTCAGGGTGACTTCCGTGATCGCGGCCGTCTGTAGCCCGGTGATGTCCGCCGTGTTCGCGGCCCCGCCGTCAGCGCCCAGGAAGATCGCCCGGTCAACGCCCTCCGTCATGGCCGCGCGCAGGTCGCGTTCCAGCGCCGACTCCAGCCCAGGGACGCGGGCGGTGTCTTCCATCGTGAACCGGAGCCGGACGCCACCGCGCTTGGGCTTCGCTTCCGTGGTGCCGATCGTCCACGCGGCGTCACCGATTGCCGCCTGCCGTTCCTTCATGGCAAAGCCCGCGCCTGCCGTGGTGAGCGGGTAGCTCATAACGCCAGCGGCGACGCTTTCCATCGTGATACCCAGCGCCGATGCAGCGGTCTCGGCAAAGAGCCGGTCTAGCCAGCGCCGGGGCGTGGTCTGGATTTCCGCGTCAGTCGTCTGCCGCTGCTCGGGCGGGGCCAGCAGGGAGAGCGGGAACTTGTCGGCCCCCAGCTTGAGCGCCTGGTTGTACTCAAGCTCCGCACCGTTCACGGCGCGGGTTTCCATCGCGGCGGCGACATAGGCGCTGATCGTGGCGCGGGTTTCGAGCGCCATCAGTTCGCGCGTCTCAGGGTCGATATCGCCCTCTGCGCGGGCTTCCGCGTCCTCCTGCTCTTCCGTCAGGATCGCAGCGCGGTAGCGGACTTCGAGCGCCCGGATTTCGCGCGTGAGCGTATCCGCCTTGCCGATGTCCTCAGCGGCCGGATCGTTGCCGTCCGCAGCGGCCTTGTTGAGCGTCGCGGTGACGGTGGCCAGTTCGCCCCGCTTCTCCGAAAGCTCAAGATTGAGCGTCTGTGACGTGCGCACGGCATGTCTCCACAAGCAAAAAACGTGCCATCATGGTAGGGTGCAGCTAAACCGTTGTCCACAATTGCATTTCCTTTGACATGCAGCTACGCAAGTTTCAGAAAGACTTCCTCGCGGCAGCGTTCGCGCCGGGGATCGACACCGCCGCGCTGAGCGTCCCGAGAGGGAACGGGAAATCGTTCCTTGCCGCAGTCATGGGACAGGCCGTGATCAATCCCGGAAACCGGGCATTCATCAACGGCCGGGAAGCCGTGCTGGTAGCCGCGTCCCGCGAGCAGGCCAAGATCGTGCTGAATTACGTCCGGGAGATGCTGCACGGGCGGGACGGCTACAAGTGGCGCGACTCTCAGAACTCGATGGGCGTGCGGCACATCCCGACCGGCGCCGGGCTCCGCGTCCTGTCCAGCAGCGGCAAGCGGGCGATGGGACTCGTCAACGTGCCGCTCGTGATTGCAGATGAGCCCGGCGCCTGGGAGACCATTGGCGGCGAGCTCATGCATGACGCTTTGCAGACCGCCCAGGGGAAGCCCAACAGCCGCTTGCGAGTGGTCTATGTCGGGACGCTGGCCCCCGCCCGGCACGGATGGTGGCATGACCTGATCACGCGGGGATCGCAGCGGTCTACGCACGTCACCATGCTCCAGGCTGATCCTGACAAGTGGGATCGCTGGCCGGAAATCCGGCGCTGCAATCCGCTGACGGCGGTATCGCCCAGCTTCCGCGCGAAGCTGCTNGANGAGCGNGACGANGCGCGGCTGGANACCCGGCTCAAAGCCCGGTTCATGNNCTACNGGCTCAACATCCCCACGGCTGATGAAGCGGAAATGCTGCTGACGGGCGATGACTGGAAACGGGTTTGCGCGCGGGAAGTCGCCCCCCGCGAAGGCCAGCCGTTGGTGGGTATCGACCTGGGCGCGCACCGGGCATGGTCCGCAGCTACCGCGATGTGGCAGAACGGCCGGATGGAGGCAATCGCGTGCGCCCCCGGTATCCCGTCCCTGGCAGAGCAGGAGCGGCGTGATCTCGTGCCGAAAGGCTCCTACCGGAAATTGGCCGATGCAGGGCTTCTCAGGCTTGCTGAGGGGCTCCGCGTCGTTCCACCGGGGATGCTAACCGAATGGATCGCGGATACGTGGGGCGTCCCTGTAGCCGTCATTTGCGACCGGTTCCGCCTCGATGAGCTCAGGGACTGCGCCATGCCTTGCGACCTGGTCACGCGCATGACGCGGTGGAGCGAGTCCGCATACGAC